AATAGCTGTTGCATTACCATTTGCATCTACTTCATTAACACCCGTTTCTTGTGCCCAGTATTTAGATGAACCATAAGTATTAGTTACACCATTAATGGTAGGAAACGTTGGTGTTCCAGTTCTATTGTATTGTGTTGCATAAGGTAAATCAAAAGTAACTGCATCATTATAAGTTGTTCTAGCTAATGTTCCAACCGACCAAGTATTTTCAACAAAGTTATAAACTACATTTCTATCTACTTGAGTTGATCCTGATTTTGCATAATTCCAACCTACTTCATTGTATAAAGAGTTATGGTATGCATAAGTTATTTGACTTGCATCGTAATTAATTCCTAAATTATCTCCAATACTTGTGAACACAAAGTCTTCAACTAGTGAAGGTAATTGTTTTACCGTCCCATCAAATGCAAAGAATCCTCCTCCAAAGCCCATCCAAAATACAGCCCCTTGAGCGTACACCATTGCATGTTGACCAATACATCCACAGTTCGTACCAACTTGTCTAATTGAAAATGTAAATGGAGGTCCAACAAACTGAATTGTATAAGCTGCTTGATCTGTTAAAACTAAAATATAATCTTTACCTTGTAATGCTCCTATAATCTCGTTTCCAGTATCTAGTCTAAATGTACCTGCAGTGTTTGTAACCGTTGGATTCCAAGTATTAATATCTTCTTGATTTGAGAATCTTATAAGCATTGGATCTTGTGTTGAAGCATCACCAATTGTAGTTTCTGTTCCAAATAAAAATAAATGTCTATCTCTGTCTGATACAACAGAACAAATTGATGCTGTTGGAGCATTTGCAACAACTGTAGCTCTTGTACTTAATCTTCCTGCAACAGACGGATCCCAAGTAAATGTTTTACCGTTTTTAATTGTAGCAACTAAAATCTGACCATAATTATCTAGGGACCAGCTTCCAGGAGCGAGTGTAACACTTGTTACAGATCTTTCAGTTCCCCAAGTTTCAAATCCCCATGTCGCAGTTCCCCATCCATAAGCTGGACTTTGTGCAACTGGGCCAATTGTTTCGTATGCTTGAAATGATAAAGTTCCACCTGTTGTAACACCACTACCTGTTTCAGATGTTGGCATTGTAAGAGTGAATGTAGAAGAAGTTGGTACCGATCTAACTTCAAATGTATTTGTTGTAAAACTTGCTGATGTATAACTTGTTGTAGGTGCTCCTGGAGTTGTTGCTGCAGAAAATATTAAATAATCTCCTGTCTGTAACCCATGACCTGCTTTTGTAATTGTAACTATTGCTGATCCAGTTGTTGATGTATAATTACATCCTGTTACAGCTGTCTGAACTGGAGTAATGTCAAAAATATCTTGTTCGTAATAAATTGCTAATATTTTAGCTGATCCTAAAGCTGCGTATTTTTTACCATCTAATGCTGTCCATGTGTGCTGGTCTCTAACAGGACCTGCTATGGTGTCAGCAACGAGTTGCTGGAATCCACCTATTTTTTGTGGTTCGCCATAACGAAATCTTATATTATCACCATCAATCCATTGCCCTTCGGCTCCGGTTGCAGTTTGTTGTTTATTAAATCCTGGCTTAAATTGTATCTTCTGTAAAGGCATAAGTATCCTTTATATACTAAAAAAAGAAGAATTATACTATTTTTTAAACCAAGCGGGAAGTCCTAAATGAGGCCTACGATCGTATATATTTTCTTTAGACCCTTTAGTTTCTATATTATTGTAATGTAAAAACACTTGACCACAATCATCAAAAGATAATTTATCTCTCCAATGTTCTAATTCATTTCCACGGTATACTAACATATCACCAGGTTCTAACATTACTTTAACACCTTTAGATTTTGATGGTTTATATTTACCAGTTTTTTCATCTACACCACCTTGTTCTGCATCTGGTTCTAAATATATTGGCCAACAACCACCACCTAAATGCATAGTTGTAGAAATCTCACATGAAAATCTATCTTTGTGTTTATGTAATACATCTCCTTTTTTATAAATCCTAGCATAAGAATAATTTGGGTTTAATTTAAGAGATGTATGTTTTTCCATTACTGGAAGTAATTTGACAAGTAATGTTTCCATTACAATGTCAGAATAATGTGAATATGTTTCTGGAACTTGTTGATCGTTCCATACACCAAAGTATTCAGTAAATTGTGAAATATATTTATTATCAAACATCGTGCGCGCGACCTGTTTCTTCATCATGAAATAATCATAACAAAACTTTGCAAGATCTTCTGATATTGCTTCTTTAATAATTACGTACTTATCTTTTTTAAAACTCATTTTTTCTCCTTTACTGTATTTCTAACGGTATCTGTTATCATTTTTCTTACAGCTTGTAAATTGAAATGTAGAATAAACTAAAGAAGTTAACTGATCTGTTTTTGCCATTATCTAAAGGGGTATCCAAGATTCCATATAACCAATGAATATCTAGTTCCTTTTGTAACGGGTTTCACTCTATGCCAAACGTGTGATGGAAAAACTACAATAGAACCACGTGGTGCAATTTCAGCACATTTTTTAATGTTTGGTTTATCTGGATTCATGTTTCTAAAATCAAATTCTAATTCTCCACCTTTATAATCTTTTGGATCTGATAAAGAACATGTAACAGATAATTTTCTAATTTTACCAAATGAATCTTTATTATCTTGGTTTGCATAAGGAGCGTCCCAAGAATCACAATGCCAATCATAAAATTGATTTAATTTATATTTTGTAAATTGACAACTTTCTGAAAAATCCCAATTAAAATTCCATCCTGCTAATTGATTTGCTTGATGAATATATGGTTGAATTTCTTTATAAATCCAACGATCATTTAACCATACAATATTTGAATCTCTTTTCTTTTTTAAATCTACTATATCTTCATCATCAAGTGGTTTACCTTCATTAATTTTAGTTGTTTGACCACCAGTAAGAGCTAATTGTTCTTGTTGTGAGGTACCATATTTAATTAATTCATCACAAAATCTAGGTGTGAGTGCACTTTGAAAATAGTAGTAATAATTCTGTAAATTCATTCTAATGACTATATATTAATTTCTATAGTATTTGTAAAGGTCGAATATTGTTTAATTTAATTTCCAGTAGCAATCCAAGATGAAGTTTCAGGTGACCAAACGAATGAATTATTTTGATCATCTTTACCAAGCCATCTTTGCCCAGCTTCATACCAAGAAATAAAGTAAGGTACATTATCTCCATAAGTTGTAATTGTTGGATATGCAACTGGAGCTTGCCAGTCATCATTAGCGTCTAGCGACCAAGATGCGGCTGGTTGCGGTGATATGAATTTATTTTTTGTAAAATCAAATGTATAACCAATTCCAGCATATTGTTTTCTAAAATTATTATTATAAGAAGTTTGAACCCATTTTACACCATTTTCTGAAAATGGAGTATATGTTCCAAAATAATTAGCAGCTTCTTCAGATAGTTCTCCTCCGTGAGTAGCAATATCTTGATTACAAGCTGTTAATACTCTTATAACTTTATTATTTATATCTAGTTCTGCGTAATGTGCCATATTTTTTAATTCCTAACTAACAGTAAGTGTTCCAGGCACCGTAAAATTAGCTATTTTCCATCCTCCAGCTGGTGCCGGTAATGTTGTAACTGTGTTTGTTCCTGGTGCTGCAGATAAATTTGATGATCCTGGAGCTCTTATAATAACAATACCTGATCCTCCTGCTCCTCCATTTCCAGCACTAATTGCACCTGAACTTCCACCTCCACCACCTGTGTTGGGTGTTCCTGCTACTCCTGTTCCTCCAGAAGGATTTCCTCCTGCTCCGCCTCCACCTGGTCCTCCTGCTCCAACTGTTCCGGCATAAACTGAACCACCACCTCCACCTGCATAGATAGAAGTTGGCGCAGGATTTCCTGCAATTAAATTTTCTAAACCTGCTCCACCTGGTCCAGCCGGATCATCCCCTGTAGGATAACCACCACTGCCTGGTCCATTTCCTCCAACTGCTCCTGCTCCACCTCCTCCTGCAGAAGCTCTACTTGCTCCAGGAGTGCCTCCTCCATTATTTCCTTGTGAAGGACTAACTGGTGGAGTATTTCCTGATCCAAATGATGAAGGTCCATAACCACCTCCTCCACCTGATCCTCCTGGAAAACCATTGGTATCAGTACCTGGATTATTTCCACCACCTCCTCCACCTGTTGAAGTGATTGTTGAAAATATTGAAGGATTACCATTTCCTCCTCTCTGACCAACACCAAGAGGCGGAGTAGATCCTATTCCACCCGTTCCTCCACCTCCGACTGTAACTGGAACTGTTCCTGATATTGATAATTTTGTACCTCCTGGAAATGATGTTCTATACCCACCTGCTCCACCACCTCCAGCACCACCTGATCCAGACGCTCCACCACCTCCTCCACCACCTGCTACTACTAAATAATCTACATCAATTATTCTTTTAATACCTGCTGTAAATCCAAATCCTTTTGCTGATCCAGCTCCGCGTGTTGAGTTTAAAGGCATTCTTTCTTCTCCTTATTTAAATTGTGTTTGTGCTGCTAATACTGTGTATGTTGATGCTGCTGTTTTAAGAGCTGTGTAAGTGTAGACATCGTTAGATGAAGCGTTTCCAACTGTTGGAGCTGCACCACCTTGCCAAACGACTGTAACGTTTGTTGATGTTCCATCAACTAAAACAGATGTGTTGTAATATGTTGTGTTGCCTTGTTTTGTGATTAATGCAACTGTTGCAGATTCACCGGTATTTAAAGCCGCGTTTAATGCAGTTGAAGCATTTCCTCTTAAATTAACTGTAAAGTTTGCACCTAAGTTAACGTTTTGAAAATATACAGCTTGAGTAAGTGTATCATATGTAAATGACGTTATGAAAGTTGTAGAAATTGTTGCACCTTCAAACATACCAAATACTTTTGATTCACCATTTAATGTAATTCTTCCAAGATCACCTTTTGGTGTTAATGTTAATCCAACATTTGTATCTCCACCTGTTGCAGAGATTACCGGAGAATTTCCAGCTGCAGCATTTGCTATTGTAATTTCATTTGTAGCTGATGCAGTTGTTGAAAATTTAATTTGTTCATTAGCATTTTCATCTATGATTCCGTATGTAGAATCAATAATAATATTTTTTGCATTTGTATCTAAGTTTGCAGATAGTGTTGGAGAAGCATCATTAGATAAATTTCCAATGTTAGAATCTACAACATCAGTTCCATTTAAATATAAAAGTTTTGTTCCTTTATCTGTCGCAGAGAAAGTAACTCCTGTTTGACCTTCAATTTTTACTGTAACAGTAAAAGCACCTACTGTGCTATTTCTAATTATGTAAACTTTATTTTTAACGCCTGATGCAGTAGTTATAGTTACAGTTCTATTTCCTGTAATTGTTCCTGTTAATTCTAAAACAGCGTTTTTACCGTTTGATGTTAAACCATTTGAAAAAGTTAAATCTGTGTTTCCAACACCACCTGCAATAGATATACCAGAATAACCAGCAATTGCTTGTTGAAGAATAACTAAATTTGTATTTGTAATATCACCCCATGTACCAGCGTTTTCGCCAGTTACTTGTATCTCTAGTTTGAGGTCTGTAGAATAACTTGATGCCATAATTTTAATTCCTTATGTTATATATTATTTAATTTATGCGGCTGTGTCAATCTCTGTCCAAGTTGCATCAGTTCCGGTACTAATTTCAGTCCAGATTTGATTATTTATACTATTTAACGCTATAGTCAATCCATTTCCTGTAACAGGAATAACAGAAGTAGTACCTGCAAATACTGCACCTACTGATGTATTTAAACCTATTCCAGTAACGCTTGCAATAGTATTAGCATCACCAATTGCAGTGCCTTGAGCTATATTTATTTGTTGTCCAGTTAATGTAACATTACCTGTTCCAATAACTACTGTTCCAACCGCTAAAGCAACAGTCATTCCAATACCAACAACTGTAGCATCAGGACCTGGATCTACTTCACCCTCAGTAACATTTAATTGTTGACCTATTACATCAACATTTGCATTAGCTATTGGAGTTACACTATTTAATGTTAAATTTAATTGTTGACCTGTAACAGATACAGTTTCCCATATTCCATCACCACCCCAAACTTCTTCACCCCAGAAATATCTGCCCCAACCTTGTCGGTTATATGCTAAAAGCGTTCCTGTAGATAAATTTAATTGTTGTCCTGTTACTAAAGCGTCAGGTGATACATCAACATTACCAACTGAAGTTCCTAATAATAAATTAATATTTGTTAAAAATACATCAACAGTAATAAGTTCTGCTACAGAATTTAAAGATGTATTTAATTGTAAACCATTAACACTTATTAATGAATTAGGTGTAGCTGTTACTGAATTTTGAGAAATTCCTAAGGTGTTTGTTCCACCGAATGCATTTTGTCCCCAAGACAAAGCACCCCAAGTATCATTACATGGACTTGTTACTTGAACAGTAGAATTTTGTATTCCACTCCATGCGAGAGCACCCCAGGTACTATTATTCCAACCGTTAGCCATAATAGGTTACTCCTATTACGCGTTACCGATTCTTAGAATAGCTGCTGATGATGTGTCTGCTGGAAACTGAATTGTGAAAGTTCCAGATGTTGCAGTTTTATCTCCATCAAAACTTAATACAGCAACTGCTGCGTTAGTGTTTGATGTATTATAAATCAAAGCTCCTGCTGCAGTTAAAGTAACTCCAGTAAAAGATATATCTGCAAAATCTATAAATGCTACACCACTTGAAACAACTGGTGATACATTTGCTAGAACTCCACCACCTGTTACATACTGACCAGTATTTGCAACTTCATTTGTTGAAGTGTAAATAGTTGTAGATGAATCTAGTGACGC